CGAGGAGGAATATCCCCCACGATTGAGTTCCTTTGAGTTTGAGGGCGTACCCTACGAGTCCTGACCCTGCAGAGGCGAGAAGCCAGTCCCACAGGGTCAAGTCAAGTACTTTCATTGATTTATGTCAAGTTTTTTTACATGGTCTTCTCGTATCTGGACACACTCTGCAGACGCTGCAGGATCATGAGCACGATGACGGACAGCAGCGTCGTGAAGATGGCGCTCATCAGGTAGTAGCTGCCACCGTTCTTGCTGACGTTCACCAGCTGGGAGATGGTCCAGCGGACCACGTCCATCCATGCGATGGCGGTCGCGAAGAAGAAACCCGCGGAGACGGAGGGAGCAAAGGTGCCTGCTGCTGCTGATACAATGCCAGACATTTTACTTTATCTGGAGAAAAAAGTTCGACTGGGTCGGGCATTCGTAGGGGAGTCAAAAAAGTAGTATCCTGGACCGATGTCGACATACGGCAATGGATCCTCTTCATCATCATCATCCTCATATTCCTCCTTCTGGAGAATCACCGAGTACTTCACCCTGGGGACAATCTCATCGTCTGATTCTTCATCAGTGTCATCAAAAAGTTCATACATACTCTTTCATTGCTTTATTCACTGCATTCTTCAACGCACGCTCGGCTGGACTCTCTGGTTCCCATGCATCCCACGTGTCAGCACACTCGTTCATTTTGACGGCGTGTTCGTTGTCGGTGCCTTCGTATCGGATCCATTGTTCGTCCTCTTCGTCCTCTTCGTCCTCTTCCTCTGAGTCACTTTCTTCATAAACCTCTGGAAACAGAGACCCAATCTGTCTGCCCGTGACTGTCCTGGCGGCATACATGAGTCCGTAGCATACGTCCTGTGCAGTGACTGTGTCACGGCCGGTCGCCTTGGCATAGTGGGCAGCGAGAACCACAGAGGACTCGAACACGGGCAAAAAGATGTGCTCCATGAGTTGTACGCGGTGTATTTTTTTATGAGTACATTATAGTAATGGCAGCAATTTCGGTTCTTCAACTTCGAAACATGGCAACAAATTTACTTGAAAATCCACCCGAGAGAAAAAGATTAACAGAACAGGAATACATAGCCTCTTTAAAGAATCGAATTTTATCAACCCGTGTTCCTAGTGTTTCTATACAAAGCATTGTAAACACTTTTAATGAACCTGTGACACGTGAACAATTCAATAACGCTCTTCAAAGTCTCGTTGCGTCAATAGATGTTTTTATTCCACCCGTTCATACACCAGTATCACTCCAGGATATAAGTTTAGAACTCGGGAGAATAAGTCAAGTTACCGACTCTATCGATCAAGAAATATTATTCATCAACTACATTCCATTTATTTCTCAATACTTGGATACTACAAATGTAAGAGATTCGCTCGGTACACGTAATCAAAAATTAGTACTTGCAAGTTTCATTCAGGATTTTAACAGACGTGTTGATGCTCTTACCGACAAGACTAAAGTTCCGGAGTTTCAGTTTATTGTTCCATCGCACAACAATTACGTCAAGAGCGTACAATTGGCTCGTTCGAAACCAGAATCCGACTCTGTTACTGCGGCGTACACAAATATCATATACAACCTAATTCACACAAGTCTTGTGATCCCTCCGTGGACTTTTCCAACGGAAGTATCACTTTTAGGGTTTTATACATCCGTAGCCACATCAAACACATCATTTATGGTATACCTATCAGATCAAACACCTGGTCTTAATATATCAAATGGGTGGGTCGTCAACGGGCTTTCGGGTGTGTACGGAAATGTGAGAGTTGTTGATTATACCGCGAATGTATACGGAGATGTTGTCATTTCGGCTGGACCCCCTGCAGTCTCATTCCCATTTGTATCAAATGCACGCGTCGTATCCGATCAACCAAATCCCAACATGACACCAAGTTCAATTATACGTCTGATATTTACACCACCCCTCGCGACAAGTTCAATCGTGTCAAATGTCGTCGCTGCACCGAGTTTTGGATACTACGATCCGAGGTACTTTGATGCGACTCGTATAATCGGTACTCCAGGTGAAATTCGAGACTTGAATTCAAATGTCATGACATCCGAGGGGCGTGAAGTATATACGACAGTCGTTGATCGTGGAGCTGGGACGGGCGCACTCACGGCACTCGTTGCAGTTGGAGCACAAGATAAATATATGTATGGGGGTGAATCAAAGTGGACTCCATACATTCTTCAACATACACCATTTGTCCTTTCTCAAAGACTCACAATTCCATTGGCAAACGTCGGGGGGTATCTTGGAAAAACAGTTCAAATTGACTTATTTCCTCGTGAACGAGGTGATCTCATTTCAAACATGTACCTTAAATGCGCGCTTCCTGCCCTTCCAAGTGGATATTACTATACAGAACTCACTGGAAGGGCGATTATACAAAAAGTTGATTTTTTAGTGGATGGAGAAGTTTATGAATCAATCACAGATGATTGGTACGTCATCAACGATCAATTGGCGCTCGACGCAGACGAAAAACTCGGAATGTATAAACTGGTCAGTAACGGAACACCGGAAAACACAAACGTGACTGCGACGACTCAACTCAGTTTAATCGTTCCTCTCGAATTCTTTTTCTGCCGGCGGTTCACACACATGCGTCAGAATAAAAAGCCGTATTTTCCAATGTGTGCTCTTACGAATTCGACAATTTCAATCCGCTTCACATTTAACAAGTCCTCGTGGATCACGAATGCGCCAATTGCGGTTGATTTAATCAAACCACAATTGTTGCTTGAAGAAATTACACTTTCTCCCACAGAACGAATGTATTACAGAAGTAAACCCTTGCAGTTGAGAGTTCCTCGTGTTTGGAAAGAGGCGGTTCAGTCATTTTCTGGTGGGACTGCTCGTCTGAATCTCACAGCTGATTTCAATGTTTCTATGATGGTATGGTTTATTCGAAACAAGGCGTACGAAAAAGAATCTAGTTCATACTATTCATCCAGATATTCGTATGGGTACACTACAGAATACATTGTCGCTGCGACGCCTGTAACATTTTTCAATGGAGTTGAATTAAAGTACATTGACACGATCGAGTATGCGACATTGTACTTGAACAACCAAAACATTCTTTCAAATTTTCCAGGTGGTCTTTATTATACATTTAAGCAGGCGATTGATCACGGACTTTCAGTTCCGACAAAGAGCATGTATATGTACTGCTTCAGCGAAAAACCTTTACAGTATAACCACGACGGAGGCAGTTTGGACTTTTCTAAACTCAACTCACAGACAACACATCTCGATATAAAATTCTTGGAGCAGTATGCTCCTCAGATTCAGGCTGAATACTCGCTCAACCTGTACTACTACGGATACGTAAACTTGGAAATTGTAAATGGGCGAATTATGCGTATTTAACTATGAAACAATCAATATTACCAGAGTTTGAGAGACTTTCAAAAATAGTTCCATCAGAATTGTAAATTGTTACTGGGGATGATTCGTAATACCCAGTCACATAAGAGTTCTCTGACCCGTCGACTGAAATAGAGTTTCCAAGATCAGATCCCGTACCACCGACGTGGGTCGCCCATTGAGCAATCCCAGATGTGTTATACTTGACTATGAAAGTATCATTATTTCCTTCATTCGGAAGAGTTCCAAATATAGTTTCATCAGAATTGTAAATTGTTACTGGGGATGAATCGTAATACCCAGTCACACAAGAGTTTCCTGAACCGTCGACTGAAATACCATACCCGGTATCAACTCCTGTACCTCCGATATGTGTCGCCCATTGAGCAGTCCCCGACGTGTTATACTTGACTATGAAAACATCGTTACTTCCTCCATTCAGAAGAGTTCCAAAAGTAGTTCCATCAGAATTGTAAATTGTTATTTGGGGCGAATTGTAAAACCCTGTCACATAAGAGTTCCCTGAACCATCAACTGAAATACCATATCCGGTATCAGACCCTGTACCTCCGATGTGTGCCGCCCATTGAGCAGTCCCGGACGTGTTATACTTGACTATGAAAGTATCATAATCGCCATCATTTACGAGAGTTCCAAAAGTAGTTTCATCAGAATTGTAAATTGTAACTGGAGAAGAACCATACAGACCTGTGACATACAAATTTCCAGATCCATCGACTGTTATACTTTGTCCGTTTTGAGGACCTGTAGAACCAGAAATACGTGTCGCCCATTGAGCAATTCCAGACGTGTTATACTTGACTATGAAAACATCGTTACTTCCTCCATTCAGAAGAGTTCCAAAAGTAGTTTCATCAGAATTGTAAATTGTAACCGGTGAAGAAGTATACCACCCAGTGATATAAGAGTTCTCTGAGCCATCAACTGAAATACCGAGTCCAACATCGTAAAGAGAACCAGCAATACGCGTCGCCCATTGAGCAGTCCCGGACGTGTTATACTTGACTATGAAAGAATCAGCCAAACCAGAGTTTGTAAGAGTTCCAAATGTACTTTCATCTGAATTGTAAATTGTAATTGGTGAAGAATAATAGTACCCTATGAGATGCGAATTTCCTGAACCATCAACTGAAATACTGCTTCCAACATCTCCACCGCCGCCAAAGCTTGTACCAGTAATGTGTGTAGCCCATTGAGCAAATCCAGTTGTGTTATACTTGACTATGAAAGTATCAGCACTCTCAACATTCGTAAGAGTTCCAAATGTACTTCCATCTGAATTGTAAATTGTAACTGTTGAGTCGACGTAGTATCCTGTGACATAGGAATTTCCAGATCCATCGACTGAAATACCTTGACCATTATCGTCGCCTGTACTAGCAATACGTGCCGCCCATTGGGCAGTCCCAGTACTGCCCGGAGCCGGCGGAGGAGGAGGCTGGGGAGGCGGGGTGGATATACCTGAGGAAAATGGAGTTGTACCACCCTCTCTCAGTGGATTCAATGTAACTCCGTCGCCATCTTTGATTCTAAAAAGGTTGTACGAATGGGCATACATTCTCAAATTTCTTTCACTCGAAGGACTTGCTGTAAGTGTCAATGAATGTTGTTGGCGCGTAATATTTGTCATATTCATTTCACCAGTTGGTTGATCGTTTTCAGGCTCGAGTGCGAATGAATACATGTAGTAATTACCATTCGGAACACGTGTGTGGTACTGTAAAGGCTGAAGTACGTGAAGATATTGTGCAGATGCGTAGTCATTTGTGATGAAATCCTGATTATTGAGCGTGAGCTGAAGCTTTACGAGATGGTTTCCATAATCGTATACATTTGATGCAGCATCACTCTGAATAACCCAAAAAAGTTCCTTGACATCATTTACAAACTCTGTGTAGTATGTGTATGTCGTCTGGGTCGTTGATGTCGGAATTTTAAATTGTAATCGTTGAAATGTTTGTGTGAGATACACGAGTACATTCTTCTTGAACCATTCTCGTTCAGGCTGCGACAAGTACACATACTCAACAAACAAATCAACCTGAATGGGGTTTGTATAAATCGAAGTTGTAAATATACTCGAAGGGTTAAATACGACCCGAAACTTTGGAGCCTCTTTAAGAGAAATCAACGGAATACCTTTTTTTAAAATCAAAAACGGCAAGGGTATGTGGTATGAACTCAAAGCAGTCGTTGTTCCTGTCCCAACCATGGATGTCAAAGCACTTTGTTTCCCCTGTGGAACTTTAATGTCTCCGAGCATGTACAGATTTTCCCCGTAAATACGTTCGATGAGTTGGTCCTTGTATGAAAGTTCAATGCGATCGATCATCGCAGTTCCTGCGCTCGGTTGTACTGTTGTTGGTGCGTCTGTAGGCCATGTCACACGGAGGTACATGGAATGAGCCAAGTCACCAACTTTAGCAATCCATACTGTGATATCATCCCCCCAATGTACGTCTTTTGGAAATTGCAGACGTATCACCTGTCTCGAGAATTGAGCTGGGAGATCCTCCATATTTACAAAGCAGAATTAAATAACAGTCCTCCGAGCCCACCTTGATACCCAAGGACGTTGAACGATTTGCTGTACACTCGAATGTACAAATCTGAAGTTGGTGCTGACTCCAACGTAACGTCAAGAACTGGGTATGCTATACGGGACATGTTGAGCGTTCCGGAAGGGTGAAGTTTTTCTGGATCCAACGAGAATGAATACACATTGACGTTACTGCTCGTCGGCATGGTTGTGTGTGACTCGAACGCCCGGATGTATCTCACAGTCACTTGATCATCGTCAATGATAATTTCGTTATTCAGACGGAGAATGATTCTGCTGACGACACCTGGATCTTGTACGACGACCCACAACTCACGTACTGGATTGACAAATTCGAGCGGGAACGAATCAGTCGTGTGACCTTGTTTGAATACGAACTCGTTGAGATCAGTTTGACCATACAATGAAACTTGATTCGTTGGAGGAGGTTTGACATATTTTTCGTATTTCACAATGACACTTGTAGGGAGGTTAGTTCCTGACATGGTCAAAGGATCAAACTGAATAAAGTCACAGTATGTCCAATTTGGATCATATGATTCATCAGCTTCCACAATATAAATATATCTCGAACCTGTTATGAACTTTAAACCCTGTACTGTAAGTTTATAAGACGGGTCTGTATTACTGACATCTGTACGGTGAGTGTTAAGTGTTATTTGAGGATGAGAACCGTCTGAAGCAGTAATTTCATCTGGTCGAAAATCAATCCATTTCCATGAATTTACATCATCAAAAGGTTTTGTTGTATCATATTGATGCCATGCTGTTATTCTTGAAAAAGTACCAGAATAAATAATATCATCAGAATTAGTGTAAAAATACATATATTTACCATCAAACCCACCAGCCGAACTAAAATCAAAATTTGATGCACGAATTAATGTATCTCCTGTGAAATATTCCCACGAAGATTGTTGATCAATAGGTTTTGTGATGTCATACCGTGAAAAATATCCAGTTGAACCACTTGTAGAGCTTGAACCCGTGTACAGATATTTACCATCTGTTGAAAATAAAGTATTGTGTAATGGGACTGGATTTAATATAGTACAATCTACTTGTGAATAAGCATCTGTACTTAAAAAATTTTGTGTATCCAAACGTGCTATATACGATGGACCACCGTCAACTGAATATGTTGGAAAATAAATATACCGACCATCAAACACGGGTTTGAAATAATAGTTTGTATTTGTCAACTGTAGTGTATCATATATACCCGGGAAAATATCTTTTACCGAAGCCGGAAGACCAGATGGTGATAAAGTAGGATATGAATATGAAGTCGATGTGTTAAAATCACTCATTGAATCGTATCTTAGCCACATGAGATTTGTATGAAGTCTATTTCCAGGTATAAATTGAGAATCGCCACCAGGATCTATTTTTGTAGGAAGTGGGTATATCAACGTTCCAACAACAATGACATCCGATCCATCTTGTGTCATTGAAGATATAACTGATGACAAAGGAAACATAGTTGTGTTTATAAGTGATGTAGTCGAAGCATATGTAGCCCAAAAAGTCTGAAGAGCTGCTTGGTCACCCGCAGATAGTGGAGCAGTTTTGTTATAAAATCTGTACGTAAGTGTCCATATTGTACGGAGTCCGTTAAGTGATCCACTCACAAGACTCGTGTATGTAGAGCCTATTATATAATAATTTATTTTGTATTGTAAATACACGTAACGAGCATCACTGAGTATATCAAAAATTTGATTATTTCCATCCCCGTATGGAGTAGGTGGAAATGAACTAAAAAAACTGTATGTACTTTCCGTCCAAGGAGTCGTACTTTCAGTAAGAATTGTGGCTATATCGGCTTTTTTAACATATCCACCTATTCCTTTATAAATTGTTCCCCCGTTTATGGTTATAAGCGGTAGTCCGTAATCACCACCTGGTGTCCATTTATAAAAAGTCCCTGTGTCTTCGTTGTAAAATCGATATGAAGAATCAGGAAATAATGGACCCATAATGACATAATTTTTCCACCCTATAGCCGATTGTATATTAAAATTGTTTGTACCGTCAGCTGTGATTGCTTGGAGGTTTGATGTTACATATGAAGCCCCGTCCAGAAATCCATTTGTCGTGATTAAATTCGAAGGAAGGTTTTCAAATTTTTCAAATTCGACATTGACTCGAACCTCTTGATTTTTAAGAGCATTCATACTTATCGTATCCATATCAAAGTTGAGACGAGTGTAGTACTTTCTAGGAGCCGTGATGGTTGACGTGTCATTTTTACCTTGAAGAATCGTGAGTCCAGCTTGATTTTCGTACGGTATCCCGAGATCATCCTCTATGATCAGTCTTTCACTCGTAAGGCGATCGATCGTTTGACCACCGATGGTCAATGACGCATTTTTTATCAACTTACATGCAACCGAATCTACATATGAAAATCCAGTTGTAGGGGGTGGGGTGTATCCGCGGATCCATCCTGCCTGAACAAGTGTCAACTGGGAAGACAAGGTTCCATTTGTAAAGTTGTATGCTGGATAGCCGCTTATGTTAAAAAAGTCTGGAGAACGAATATCAAACCCCCAAAACGAGGCGCTGTTTTCATTTTTAAAAAAGATGTTGGAGTACACCGGAGACGTGAACACAAACTTTGTTTTGGTTGAATCGTAAGCGACAGAAAGGTTCGAGTACCCTACAAAATTGGTTGCCCATTGATCTAAAAATTGTGTATTAAAATAACCAACGAAATCACCCGGCTGAATTGCGGGCGTGTCCCCCCCCTGAACATAAATAGCTCCATCAACCTGATCAGAGTACGAAGGGTACACATAACCAGGTCCCAGAGGAGTGTACAACTCTGGGAGCGTAGAACGTACTGATATACGTCTTATGACATCTCCTTTAAGGGGGATTAATGCTGATGCTGAATCACCAAATTTTATACTAGAAGCATCAAATGGAACTTCGTAACTCTCTGCGATGTACTCTTCAGTCGGGGATGGTTTCGTTGAAAACAAAGTATAGTCTGGGTTTTTAACAAATGTTCCATGCGTGTCGAGGTGAATGGATGTACCTGACATGTCCTATGAAATATCGGGGTTTTATTTTTGCCGCGTATTTCGCGTGTACAAAAAATCCAGTACATCATTAGGAAATGACCAATTTGCAGCTCAAAAAGTTTGACCCGAGCAAGATTGGAGACGACAAGGTGTGTGTGTTCATCGGTAAGCGCGGCACGGGCAAGTCGACGCTCGTGACTGACATCATGTACCACAAGCGCCACCTGCCCGTCGGTATCGTCATGTCCGGTACGGAAGACGGCAATCATTACTACAAACAGTTTATTCCAGACCTGTTCATCTACGGCGATTACAAGCGCGATGCCATCGAAAAGGTTC